ATTAAAGGATAGGCTCTATGCCACGGACTACATCGTACTCAAAGAATACGAGGGTATTGATGTCAGTGAGCATGGTGATTTCCATGAAGAAAGACAAGCTATTAGGGATGAAATCAACAGGTTGCAGGGTATGACAGACGAGGAATACTATCTTCAGTATCCTGAAGAACTTTCGGAACAAGTTCCTACTTTCGAGCCTGACGGCTCTACTGACGCTGCGCTACTTTAGACTAAGATAGTAACCATAAACAATAGAGAATATGAAATTGATTGAGAAACTTGGGAAGGTAGCAGCAGATAAATGGCTGCACTTTATCGTGGGCATGATTCTTGCCCAGTTGACGATTGCGCTGCTGTGCGCTGTTCAAGATGACATTATCCTTGCCTATGGTGCAGGTATGGCGGTAGCTTTGGCAGCGGGGTTCATTAAGGAACTGAAAGACGGCAGCCATGCTGACGTGCAGGACTTTTTGTTTACGCTGGTAGGTGGTGTTTTCGGCGCGCTGCTGGCGTTAATTCTCTAATTAAACAAGGCGTGAATGGGCGTGGGAGGTGATAAGCCCTGCGCCCGGGCCTTTTTGTATCATGAAAAGAAAACTGAATTGGCCGATCCTCGTCTGTCTGCTGATGTGGGCGGCGGTGCTGGTGCTGCTGTTGAGCAGCTGTTCCCGGAGGGTGTATGTGCCGGTGGAGACGGTGCGTGTGGACACGTTCGTGAAGACAGCGGTGCGTGTGGACAGTGTGCGGCTGACGGACTCGGTGTATGTGAGCGAGCGGACGGTGGGCGACACGGTGTATGTGGTGAAGACGCGGACACAATGGCGTGACCGGTTGCAACTGCGCGTGGACACGGTCTATCGGAGCAAGACGGACACCCTCACGAAGGTGGTGGAGGTGGTGGTTGAGAAGAAGGCCAAGCGTCGGAAGGTGTGGCCGTGGCTGTTGGGTGCGCTGGCTGTTGGTGTGGTATTTTTTACTTTCGCTGCGCTACTTACGCATCGCTACTTTCGGCGCTGACGCGCCTACGTTGGACACGAAAAAGTGGGTGTTGGTGTCAGTTATCGGTTGAGATAGTAAGAAAATAAAGAAAAAGCATGAAGATAGGAACACACAATTCCGGAACGGGCGAGCGGCCGGGCAATCTGTTGTCGTGGCTGGGTTGGCCTTTTGCGCGTTGCCAGGGTAAGACGCTGCGTGAGCAGTATGAGGCCGGTGCGCGTATGTTCGACCTGCGTGTGAAGTTGCACAAGGGCGACTGGTATCTGGCGCATGGGGTTTGGCGCAGTAGGCGGACGTTGCTCGGTGCGCTGTTGGAGATCAACGATTATCCGGAGGTGTGCCGCGTGATTTTGACGTACGAGGGCAGTCGGCATGATGCCGCCTTCGCGCGGTTCTGCGAGATGACGGACGGCATCGAGCATGCGTTCAGCACCCTGCGGTTCGTCTATATTGCCGTCAAGCGCCCGAAGTGGGCCTTCGTGCGCGTGATTGACAAGCGGAGCTATCCTGTGCAGGGTTTTGTGCCGATAACGGGATGGCGGCGGATCATGCCTATCCCCTGGATATGGCACTTTGTACATACGCTTCGCTACTTTAGCTTCGCTACTTTCGGCGCGGGTGCGCCTACTTTCTGCGCTGGCGCGCCTACGTTGGACACGAAAAAGTGGGCGCTTGTTGATTTCCTCTGACCGCAAGGGTATGTCGGAAATTCCGACACACCCTACTTTCGGCGCAGTGGCGCCTACTTTGGACTTTCGCTTCGCTACGTTGGACTGATAGTGACAATAGTGATTATAGTGAGTATGGCGGGCGGCTGAGAGGCCGCCCCTTTTTTTTGTGTGTGGATGGGTAAACCTTGCGGGGGGATTGGTCGGGTTGGTATGATTACGGCCGAGATTGACAAGGATGCTTTGGAGGCACAGGCGCGGAAGTTGGCTGCGCTGGTTGTTGACCGTCCGGAGATGCGGAAGCGTATCCGGGCTGCTATCCGTAAGGAATTGCAGGCGGCGCGTGGACGGTTGAGCAGTGCTGTGCGGGGTGCGTTGCCGAATGATCCGCGGAAGGCTTACCGTGCGGTGCGCTATGCCGTGTGGAAGCGCGTGTTGGGCGGTAACCTGAACATCCTGAACAGCCGAAGGGCCGGTGCGCGTTACTGGTTGAACCGGGAGCGCAAGGTGGACATGAACCCCGGGATGCGGGGCGGTAACCGCCGTAAGATGAGCGCCCGGACAGTGCAGGTGCAGAGTTACTTCGGCAAAGACCGCGGTTTTATCTTGCGTTTTGTGAACGGCGGAACGGACGAGCGTGACACGCGGTACGGCCGTCGCGGGCGTATCACGGCGCGTAACTTCTTTTTGGGTAACGCGACGGCCGCCATTAAGCAGGCGGCTGAGAATTTGGGCGGTATCATTGAGGAGGAGTTGGCTGCTGCGTTCGAGCAGGCCGGGTGAACGGCGCTGGAGCGCCTACTTTGGACTTTCGCGGCGATGCCGCTACTTTCGCTGCGCTACTTTAGACTTACGGCGCGAGGCGCCTACGTTGGACTTTAGACTTTCGGCGCGGAGCGCCTACGTTAGAGACTATAATAGAATGAGATAATGGCTGCACAGAGTGTTGTACGATTAGGGTTGGAGAGCAACCAGTATGAGCGCGGAATCAAGCAGGCGCGTCGGAGCTTCGATGACTTCACGAAGGGCATCGGTGCCGGTGTGTTGAAGTTGTCGGCCGTGAGTGCCGCCATCACGGCGACCACTACGGCGTTGAAGGTGGCGAAGGATGCGTTCCATGCTAACGAGAGTGCGATGGATGCGTGGGGGCAGACCTTGGAAAGTGCGAAGAGTCTCTATCAAGGCTTTTTGCAGTCGCTCAACAACGGTGACATCGGCGGATTCTTGGGTAACATCGACAATATCGTTAACGCTGCGAAGGCGGCATACAATGCTCTGGACGAACTGAACACGCGCATGACAATCATCAGCCCCGAGCGTGCGAAGATACAGGCCCGTCAGACGGAATTGAAGGCGACGATCCGCAGGGAAGGGGCGACGAGTGCGGCCGGTATCGCCGCCCAGGCTGAGTTGAAACAGACTGAGAAGGAATTGCGCCGCGCTTTTGTCAAAGAATCGGAGCTGAATTACGACGTATTCAGAAAGGAAGTGGACCGTAAGTTGGCTGAGGCCAACATCCATCTCGACAAGAACAGTTACAACTACCTGATGCGCAGTTTTTCCGACGACGAACTTTTCAAGCATGGTTTGCAAGCTAACGCCCGAGGCAGCCGCTTCGAGAATCAAAATCTTGGCAAGAAAGCCTCCTATCTTGCCCAGCGTGACACACGTAATACTAATCAGAAGCTGCTCGACGTATTCACTGACGAGTGGCGTACGGAATGGAGCCGGTATCTTACGGCTTCGTACAACGCGCGCGGCAGTGCCGCCTCTATGGAACTTGGCAACGCGCGGTATCTGCGGACACCGAGCGGTGGTGGCCGTCGTGTCGGCGGTGGTGCTATCGGTCCGCAGCAGATGCTGATGTTGGAAGGGATGAGTGCGCTGACGCCGACGGGTTATATTGCGACGGGCGGTCCGTCGATGAGCAGTGCCGATATGGCGGCATGGTTCTCGCAGAACATGTTCACCAAGGGCCTGGCAGACCAGGCGCGTCAGTTCGGTTGGGACATGCAGGACAAGGAAGGTCCGAGTCGCAGTGACAAGTTGTTGCAGGGCATTGACGATTTGACAGGCGCGATGAATCACCTCTATGGCGGGTTGGAAGACATGGGCATCAAGTTGCCGAAGGGCATGCAGCAGTTGCTGGGCGGTATCAACGGCTTGATTACCGTAATCCAGGCGATGCAGGCGGCGAAGGAAGCCTTCGGATTCATCAAGGCGCTGCTGTTCAGTGGCGGCGGTGTGGCCCACGCTGCGCAGGGTTGGAGTGTTCCCGGGAATATGCTGAGCGGTGACCGTGTGCCTGCGATGCTGAACAGCGGTGAGGTGGTACTGAACCGGGCACAGGTGGGTAATCTCGCGGCCCAGTTGAGCGGTCCACAGGTGGCGTCCGGTCAGAACGGGCGGACGGTGGTCAGCGGTGAGGACATCGTGCTGGCCGTGGAGAATTACGGGCGGCGAATCGGGCGCAAGTTTTTCAGTTAGTGACTTTCGCTTCGCTACTTTCGCTGCGCTACTTTCGCTGCGCTACTTTAGACTTTTGCCCTGACGGGCGACTTTAGACTTTCGGCGCGAGGCGCCTACGTTGGACTTTAGACTTTCGGCCTTCGGCCTACTTTAGACAAAAATAATAATAGCAGAAGATGATAATACATGGTGGTAATGTGTTGGTTTTGAACGGCAGTGGCACGGCGGTGGTTGCCGGTGCCACGAACTGCGACATCGACATGCAGTGCGAAGGGATAGATGTTGCCGGTCCGTTGAGCGGTGAATACCGCGAGGTGAAGGCGGGTCGTAAGGGGTGGACGGTGACGTTGAACTATCTGGTGACGGATGACCTGTCGAGTATTCGCGCGAACGGTACGACGGTCACTTTGCGCATACAGGTGCGCGGTGCGAGCGGGTATATGCAGGGTTCGGCGCTGGTGAGCGAGTGCCGTGTGACGGCGACGAAGGGCAACCTGTGCCAGGGGAGTTTTGTTTTTACAGGCTCCGGGGCGCTGAGTGATAATTAATCCTAATGACAAGAATACTATGGCGTGGGTAAAACATTGGGTCGTTCCTTTCGGAGACTTGAGCGGCGAAACGCAGTACCAGGTCGGCCTCTATGAGTGGGGCTTTACCGGCAGTGTCGTCACGTTGACGGGTGCCGGTGTGCCGTTTGTTACGATGGAAGCCGACGATGACCACGTGTTCCGTGCGGTGCGGGGTCAGACGGGTTATCTCAGTGTCGTTGCCGATGACGGTACGCTGTTGGAATCGCTGATGCCCAAGACGAACACGGAAAAGTTGGTGCGTCTGGAAAGCGGCATCTACGACGGCACGGACTGGGTGACCGGGAGCGTGCTGTGGCAGGGTTTCCTTTGCGCCCAGGTATTCACGCAGCCGTGGGAGGGCAACCGCCATGTGTTGCAGTTCCCGGTGAACAGTCTGTTGCAGAGCCTTGACAGCGTGTTGCTGGACGACACATTGCTGACCAGCAGCGGGCGGTTGAGCGCGTTGCTGTATGAAGGTTACAACAAGCTGATGCGCGGTGAGGTGCCCTATCCGAAGGTGAGCACGTATGACGATGTGGTGCTGGACCACTCGTGGCTCTACACCTGTGTCGAGTGGCGGCTGTTCTTTGCCGAGCAGGAAGTGGCTCACGAGGGCAGTGTCAGCGTAGAGCGCCGCGGTTGGAGTTATTACGAGGCGTTAGAGAGCGTGTGCGCCCTGTTCGGGCTGGTTATGCGCGAGCGTGACGGTCTGCTGTACGTGTGCCGGTACGGAAACGACGACTACGAGATACACGGAGCCGAGTACACGTGGGCGCAGATAGGGACTATCGCCGGCGGCGGCAGCGTGAGTGTGCTGGAGAAGGTGAAGATGACCCATTACAACCTGCTCCGTCTGGCCGAGTGGAAGGGCGCCGACAGTACGGCGACGTACATCCCCGGCGGTAATGACGCCCGTGTGGTGCTGAACCTCAACGCAGACAGCAATATGCTGTTCGCGTTGCGTGAAAGTCCGAGCGACAGCAGCGCCTATGTTGAGGTGGCCGTGAACGGCGGCGTGGTGTATGTGCAGCCCCATGACGGCGGGAGCGGCACGACTTACAGCTTCCATCTGTATAACCTTGAGCACACCAACGAGACCTCCGACCATGGCTGGAACATCGGTGTGACGTATCACCATCAGAGTGCCGTCACGCCGACCTATGCCCAGTGCCTTGCCTCGAGCATGGCCGGCAGTCCCAGTTTCAACCCGTTGAACCCAAGCGACAGCACCGGTGTGCTTGTGACCGGTGCCTTCCCGGTGCGGTATTACCACCGTCCCGATGGCGAGGGCATGGAACTGCTGAAGAGCGGGCTGATGTTGAACATGCAATCGCGTGACGAGCACCCGACGAGTGCGCCGAACACGACGAACACGTTCAAGAGCGTGAGCAGTCGCAGTGTGATCTTCCGACAGACCGGCTTCGGGACATACCGGTTCACCCCCGGTTACCTGCATCTGGAAATCGGCATCGAGGTATTCGAGCGGTTGTGGAAGGGTAACCCCGGCAGCGGCTGGTATGCGCTGACCGACTTCGGGAGTTTCACCAACGACCAGCAATACTGGCTGACGTTGAGTCTGCGCGTAGGCGACCGCTATTGGGACGGCGAAAAGTGGGTGAACGCCACGCGGACGTTCCTTGCGGCCGTTCAGAACAGCACACTCGTGACGAACTACAGCGACGATATGCCTTTCAGCAATCAGGGCGGCCTTTACCTCCCGATAGAGGGCGGCACGATGGGCGACGTGGAGTTCTGCGTGTACGACTGTGTGGAGTATGAGCAGTTCGACGACCTACACACGTACGTCATGACCGATTGCAGTCTGGAATTCAAGCCCACGTACCGCATTACGGTGGATGACCGCACGCAGAACGTCTATCGCAAGAGCATCACCACCAACGGCTTCAAGGGCGACCACGCCATCGAGCTGAAGATAGGGACGTACAATAACAACGTGCCCAGTGCGCAGTTCGTGATTAACGCCGACGGCGACTATATCGAAGCCTTCCCGTACTACTTGCCGAGCGGTGACAACAGCATGGAGCGCCCCGAGCGCCATCTGGTAAACCGGTTGGCCGAGTATTACAAGGAAGTGCGCCGCGTGTTCAGTGCCGTGGTGGCCCTGGGTTTGCCCTTGTGCGACAAGGTGTATGACTACAACGGCCGCGTGTTTGTCGGTATCGGCAGCCAGACGAACTGGCGCGACGGCGTAGAGACCGTGAAGTGGATTGAGGTAGAGAATCCCGAGACGATGGGCGGCGGAGACATCGACGCCATCGTGCCGAGCGGAGCCGCGCCGTACAGCAAGCAGCCCGGCGGTTGGGACGAGAGCGGCGGGGGTATTCAGCCCGCTCCGGTGCCCGTGACCCCTGACGAGTCGCGGATGTATCTCGGTACCTGTGCCACCGCCGCCGGCACGGCCGCGAAGGTCGTAACGACAGATGCCTTCCCGACGGAAGAGGTGGCCGGTGTGGTTCAGCCCGTCGTAGGTACCACCATCGGCGTGCTCTTTTCGAACACGAACACCGCGGCCAACGCCACGCTGGACGTGAACGGCCTGGGCGGTGCGAGCATCTATTATAACAACGCCGTCTATACCAGCGGTGGCAACCGTGCCGGTTACAAGAACCGCTACACCTTCTTCGTGTGGAACGGGACGTACTGGGTATGGCAGAGTCAGGGTACGGACGACAACAACACCTACAGCAACGTATCGTTGGGCAACGGTATCGCTGTTCAGAACAACGCCAGTCAGGCCAGCGCCGTGACCGCCACTCTTAGCAGTTACGCGCTTGTGGCCAACGGCAGGGTGAGTGTGGTATTCACGCATGACGTTCCCGCCGGTGCCACTCTGAATGTGAATTCGAAGGGCGCGAAGGCCCTGCGCTACTACAACGACCAGGGCACACTTGTTGCCATTGATGCAGGCCGGATCAAGGCACACGATGTCGCCACGTTCGTGTACAACGGCACGTACTATGTGCTGGTGTCGAGTATGCGTCCGACCTCCGGCGGCGGTATTGTGGGCGGTTACTGGAACTCGGCCGACGGTCTGTTCTATGCCGACTCCGCCTTCACGACCTCGCTGACGGGTGACGATCTGACGCTCTACCGCGACCTGACAAGCAAGATGATCTATGTGTTCAACGGTACGACCTTCGAATTGCTCAACGGTGACTACTATGCCGTGACGGGGGACGAGATGACTGATATACTTACGCCCTGATGGGCGACTGGCGGCGCTGGCGCGCCTACGTTTGCCCGGAGGGCGACTTTCGGTCTTGCGACCTACTTTCGGCCTGACGGCCTACGTTGGACTTTAGACTTTCGCTGAGCTACTTTCGCCTTAGAAGGCTACTTTATACTTTGAACTTTTTTGAGTAAACCTGAAACACGGAAGGTCCGGCTATGTAGCCGGACTTTTTGTTTGGCTTAAAATTCAGACGATGAAAGGTTATTCGAGTGGGTTGCGGCACGTCCGCGTGACGATTCTCAACCGTCAGGAACAGACGGTGGGGGCGTATGGGATTGACAGCGGCGGCGTGGGTTGGACGGAAGTTGCCACGGTTTGGGCCGACGTGTCGTTCGTGAAGGGTCTGCGCGCGATGCGCGAAGGTGCGCTTGACGTGTACGGTGTGGTGATGGTCCGGATGAACTGGAACCCCGACGTGACCTTGCGCAGCCGTGTCGTGTATGACGGGCAGACGTACCAGGTATTGGGCGAGACGTTCCACGCGGATCGTCAGGCCAATCAGGTGCAGTTCCATGCGCAGGTGGTGATTGATTAGTGACTATAGAAACAAGCGTCAACAGAGCGATGAGAGAGGTAGCAATCGTGCATTATAACACGCCGGAGCTGACGGAAGCGGCCATATTGAGCCTGCGTAAGCACGGCGGACAGGACTACCATGTGACCGTATTCGACAACAGCGACAGCCGCCCGTTCACGAAGGTGATGGGCGGTGTGACGCGGATAGACAACACACAGGGCCAGGTGGTCGATTTCGACCAGATATTACGTGAATTCCCCGACAAGGACTGGCGTATGGGTTGCGGCAGCGGGGGCAGTTGGGGCAGTGCGAAGCACATGCTCAGTGTACAGGCGCTGTGGGATATTCTCCCGCATGGCTTTCTGCTGCTGGACAGCGACGTATTGATACGGCGGAGCGTGGACTTCATGTTCCGCGATGATCTGTGCACGGTCGGCCATATCCAGACGTGGGAGCAGGCCGGCAACCGAGGCAAGGTGGACCGGCTTGTGCCGATGGTGCTGTGGATAAACGTGCCGAAGTGCGTTGCCGGCGGTGCGCGATTTTTCGACCCCGCGCGTGCGTGGGCTTTGAGCGAGGGCGGTAATCAGAACCGGCAGAACTGGTACGACACCGGGGCGGCGTTTCTCGAAGACATCCGGACGCTGAAGCCGCAGTGCACGGGTATGGCCATCGACATCCGTCCTCTGATGCACCATTACCAGGGCGCGAGTTGGCGGAAGGTGTACCTGAGCAGCCAGTTGCAGTGGTTAAACGGCCACGCGAGCCTGTGGACGGGTAGCGGCGTGAACGGCGTGAACGACTTGGGCGACCCGTCGTGGACGGCGCCTGTGAATAAGAACGCGCACATCTACATTATGACGCACAAGGACTTCCCGCAGGTGGTACACCACCCGATGTATGAGGTGGTGGACGCGCGGGATGGCGGCGATATGTATGACGGGGTGCCCGGTGCCTTCTTCAGTGAGCTGTTGCCGTTGCACCGCGTCGCCCAGCGCGGGCGGTTGCCCCAGATTGTCGGGTGTTGCGGTTACCGCAAGTATTTCGCCTTCGGCAGTAACCCTCCGGTCCTGTCGGCGGAGTTGAAACAGCACGGCTGCATCGTGTCGCAATATGTCGGGCTGGGTATGCCGATGTACCAACACTATACCGAGGTGGTCGGGAATGGGGACGACCTCGACCTCGCCACGCAGATTGTGGCCGAACATTATCCGGACTTCTACTCCGCGTGGAACCGGGCGCTGCGATCGCCGGTGCTGCATCCGGCCAGTATGTTTGTGATGCGTAGCAAGGACTTCCGGCGGATGGAGCGCGTGGTGTGGGATATTGTGCAGCGCTATCTGTCCGTCATTGGCGGGGATATTTACGGCCGTGTGCGTAATGATGCCGCGGCGTATCATCTCGGCCGCTCGACGGAAGGCTATCAGATTCGCGTGGGCGGTCAGTTGTGCGAGCGGCTGGTGAGTGCCTGGATAGACTGGCAGTTCCCCGAGGCGAAGCAGTGGCCGGTGATTGTGACCGGGTAAACCTCTGGCGCGCTTGCGCCTACTTTCGGGTGGACCCTACGTTTGCCGCGGAGCGGCGACTTTCGGCGCGAGGCGCCTACTTTCGGCCTGACGGCCTACTTTAGACTTTTGCCCTGCGGGCGACTTTAGACTTTCGGCGCGGTGCGCCTACTTTGAACAAAAATAAGAGCGATGGATAATTTTTTCACAAGGATGTTTTCTCGGCGCGAGGTGGCCGGTGTCCCTACGACGACCGACCCGAGCAGTGTGGAGAACAAGCCGCAGGCCGTTGGTGGCGGCGGTACTTACGGTGCGCGTATTGTTCACGCCCGTAATCCTCAGACCGCGCTGACGTTGAGCGCCGTCTATCGCGCCACGGAGTTGCGCGCCAAGACCATCGGACAAATGCCGGTGCAATACCAGCTCAAGGACAGCGCCGGCGGCAACTATACGACGTGGTTGCAGGGCTTCGGCAAGAAGATCAACTACCTGTTGCAAGAGGAGCCCAACCCCGTGATGAGCGCCGCCAGTCTGTGGGAGCAGGTGACGGTGAACCGGTTGCAGTTAGGCAACGGATTCGTGTATATCCAGCGCGACGTGTTCGGTGACCCCGAGCGCCTGTGGCTGGCTATCTGCGGTGGCTATAACATGGCCGAAGGCACGTACAGTCTGTCCTACCTGGGCGAGAACGGTGTGGTGATGAAGGTGGACGCACCGCGTCAGAACGTGCTCCACTTCCCGAACACCTTCCGCTACCAGAACGGCTTCTGGGGTATTCCTACGATTCGGTTCGCCACAGAGACCCTGTCGCTGATTAAGACGCAGAAGGCGCAGTCGTTGGAGAACGCCGCCAAGGGCGGGCGTGTGAAGTTGCTTATCGGCGAGGAGAAACCCGCCACGACGCAGGGCACATTGGCTTACGGCATGTTCGACAAGGGTCAGATGCAGCGCTACGCCAAGGAAGTGAACGACCAGATCTATGAGCAGGACGTCGTTGCCCTGCGCGGGTTGGAGAAGGTGCAGAACATCAGCATGACCGGTCAGGAGATGCAGATGGTCGAGCAGCTCAATCTCGGTATGGATGACGTCGCCCGCTTCTGGGGAACGCCGCGCCCTCTGCTGATGTTGGACACCAACAGCCACTACAACGACTATCAGAACGCCACGATGGAATACCTCCAGCGCACTATTGCGCCGGACACGTCGGAGATGGAGAAGGAACTGTTCCGCAAATTGTTGGGCATCCGCTACTACGGCCAGCGCCGTATCCACATCTGCGAGAAGCCGCTACTGGCTATGGACCTGGAACGTCAGGCCAAGGTGGACCAGTTGAACCTACAGACCGGAGCCCGGACTGTGAACGAGATCCGCGCCGAGCACGACATGCCCGCCGTGGAAGGTGGCGACACCGTCTATGTCAGCACCAACCTGGCCGAGTTGGGCAGTGACAAGTTGAGAACCAGCGGTGCCGGCCGCCCCGCCAACGCGAGCAACGATGGAACGGAAGCCTAAGGTACCGCGTGAAGTGCAGTTGCACGGTCTGCGGCTGGCGACTGACCCCGCACGGGTGTATGGGCGCGAAGAAATAGCGAAGAACAACGATAAACTAATTGAGAATGAACAAGAAGATGAACCGAGAGATTGACATCGCCGTCAGTGGCCTCTGTGTGCGTGAGGCCGAAGGCGAAGGCCGCAGTCGCACGATTGAGGGCCATGCTGTCGTGTTCGGTGTGCGCAGTGTGAACCTGGTTCCGCGTAGCAGTTACCGCGAGGTTTACGAGGTGATGGAGCGCGGTTGTATCAGTACCGACCTGCTGAACCGCAGCGACGTGGTGCTCACCGCCTTCCACGACAACACCGCCATTCTTGGCCGTTGGCGTCAGGGCAAGGGCACGCTGAAGCTGACGCTCGACGTGCGCGGTCTGAAGATGGAGTGCACGTTGGCCGAGACCGCCCGCGCCGATGAATTGCTGAGCGCCATTGAGCGCGGCGACATCAGCGGTATGAGTTTCGCATTTACCGCCGACGAAGACGACAGCGAAAACGGCGTCAGTTACGAGAAGTTGGCCGAGCGCAGTGCCGACGGCAAGGACGTATGGATTCGCCACGTGAAGCGCGTTTCCGGCCTGTATGACGTCACCATTGCCGGTCACCCCGCCTATCCGCAGACCGACATCGCGCAGCGTGAGGCAGAAGCCTTCTTTGACGAAAAACTTGGTGCCCAAGAAGTCGCCACCCGCGCCGCCGAAGACGCCGCCAAAGCCGCCGAGGCAGCCGCCCAGGCCGCCGAGGAAGCCGCCAAAGCCCAGGAAGCACGTGAACGCACCATGGCCGCCGAGCGCCGCCGCCGTATGCGTAGAAAACTTAACGAGAATACTGTTGTTTATTAACCCCTTAAAAACGTTTTGAAAATGGGAAAAACAAAAACTGAAATCCAGAAGCGTCATCAAGAGATTCTGGTCGAACTCGACCAAATGGAAGAGCTCGCACAGCGCGAGAACCGCGCCTTCACTGAGGAAGAAAACGCCAAGTACGACGCCCTGATGCGCGAAGACAACCGTCTGCACATCGAGATTCAGGGTCTGCTTGACGAGAAACAGCTTGAGCAGTTCCGCGAGATGAAGACGAAGAGCGCCCGTCTGCGCGAAGTGCTGAAACAGTGCAAGGAGAACCGCGAGTCGTTCTCTGAGGAATTGCAGGCCCGTGAAGCCGCCAACAGTACCACGATACTGAAGGATGCCGCCACCGGTAACACCACCGGCAACCTGGAAGCCTCCGGTGCCATTCCCCTCACCATTCACGAACTGATCGACACGAAGGTCAGCGGTCTCGAATTGCCGGAAGACCTCCAGATGCTGACCGGTGTGGTTGGTAACGAGGTGTGGCCCTACAGCATCGACGACGTTGAATTTACCGTTGCCGGTGAAGTTGAGAAAATCGACGAGAAGGCTCTGAACTTCGCCAAGATTCAGGCCTCCCCCGAGCGCGTCGCCGCCAGCATCGCTGTCAGCAACCGTGCCATCGACAACGCCGCCTTCGACCTGCTGGGCTTCGTGACCTACAAGTTCCAGAAGGGCATCGCCAAGTTCAAGGCCCTGCACGTGTACAGCCACGCCCAGTTCGACAACGCGTTGAAGTCGCCGTTTGCCCTCGTTGACGTGGAGGAAATCACCCTCGACGAGAACATCGGCAAGACCCTCGCCAAGAAAGTTGCCGCCATGTACGACCTCGGCTTTGAGGGCACGCCCTGCATCACGATGGACAAGGTGATAGAGACCGAGCTCCGCTTCACGAAAGCCATCCCTGACAGCGCCGGTGACCGCACCGTCATCATGGACGGCAAGTGCGTAGGATACCCCTACACCGTCAGCAAGTTCATCAACACCAAGTTGAACGGCAGCGGCCAGCCCGTTCAGGACGACTACCGCTACATCGGCATAGGCCACTACGGCTACCTTGCCATGGAGCAGCACGGTGAGGTCCGCTTCACTGTGGACGCCACCAGCGCCGAAGTTGCCAAGCGTAACACAACGGTGCTCACTCTGAACACCGAGTTCTCACTGACCGAGCTCTCGAGCAAGGTGAACGGCAACACCAGCGGCAAGCCGCAGGCCTTCAAGTTGCTGAAGGTTGTGAACGCCGCAAGTAGCGCCTCCATCTAAGAAAAGACCCGCAGCCCCGGCCCTGTTTCCCGCAAGGGAGCAGGGCCACCGGGGAGGGGCGGGGCTAATTGAACGTGTATGAGTCAAATAGTAGAAAATCATAACAATAACGGGTTGCAGTTAGACAGCGTGTTTATCTCCGCGTTGCGGAGTAATGCTGCTCTGATGGGCGCCATCGGCAGCCGGTTGTACGGCACGGCTATCCCGTTGCCGGACGAAGACGTCGATAATGTGCCGGTGCCGTATGTCATCGTGACCTTCGACGGTCTCACCAACGAGGGTCTGACGAAGGACGATTCGTTCGAGGGGATGCAGGACGCGGTGACCATCGGTGTGACCGTGGTTGCCGGCACGTTGGAGGCGTTGCACGGGCTGACGTCGCAGGTGCGCGATGTGATTTCGGCCTACATGGCCGCGTATGAGGGCACTGACGGTCCGGAAGACTATCAGTTCAGTGCCGGGCGCATTGAATATGACTCGGTGAAGCCGTGTTACTGGCAGGGGCTGACATACCAGTGCAGCGTGTACCGATAGGGAGCGACGGGGAGTGATAGGGTATCATAAGCAGAAAATTCACAATCAAAAATATAGAGAAAAATGGCAACAATCAAAGGACAGAACTTACGCGTGATGGCCGGCGGCAAGTGCATCGCCATGGCGACAAGCTGCACGTTCCACGTGGCTGCTCAGATGGAAGACTCGAGCACGAAGGACGACACCGGCAACTGGCAGAGCCAGGAAGTGACCGGGCTTAGTTGGGATGCGAGCACAGACTCGCTGGTAACGCTGACGGACAACGGCAGCAACGGTGAATTGCCGCAGGACATCTTCACGGCGATGATCGCCATGACGCCCGTGACGCTGACATTCGACACCACGTCCGGCACGAACAACCGCGTGGCCCAGAACGGCGCTTTGAAGAAAAGCGGTCAGGCCTACATCAGCGACATCTCCATCACCGCCGCGAACCGTGCCAACAGCACCATGACGGTGCAGTTCCAGGGCAACGGCGCCTTGAGTTGAGACTTGTAATAGTTGAGATAACGTTAATTTCCTCTCTCGTGAGCGCAGGGCGCGGGGCAAGCCTGCGGTCTGCGCTTTTTCTTTAACTGAGAAATAATTAAAAAAATAAGACATGGGAACAATCAAGGGCCAGCATCTTCGGCTGGTAATCAATGACAAGTGCGTGGCCGCCGCGCAGACTTGCACCGTCCACCTGAGTGTAGAGATGCAGGCCACGTCGAGCAAGGACGATACGGGGTCGTGGCAGAAGCAGGAACCTGTGGGTCTGAGCTGGGATGCGAGCACGGACGCTCTGGTGATTGACGGCCTTTACAGTAACGGCACGGGCAAGACTTCGCAGTCGGTGCAGGTCGGCGGTCCCAACCCCGCCTACATCTATCCGACGGGTGTGAGTCTGTCGCCGGGTGAAGGGTTGGAAGTGACCGGCGCCCCCGCCAGCACCGACAATCTGGTGCTGCGGAAGATTAACGCAACCAATTACTCGGTCATCAGCACCGGCGGAAAATATGTGAACGAGACCACAGCGGCCGAGACGGTGTATGTGGCCTGCATGACCAACGCACAGACGCTGACGTGGGCCGTGTATGACGGCAACGGATTGCAGTTGACGGACGTGTTCGCGCTGAAAGGACAGGCGGTGACGGTGCAGTTCGGTACGACGAATGGCACGATGAACCGCGAGGCCGACACGCAGCTGTTGGAAGGAACGGCCATTGTGTCAGACATCTCCGTGACGGCACAGAACCGGGCCATTGGAACATGGACGGTGCAGCTCAGCGGCAGCGGTGAGCTGGCATTTCAGGACGAATGAGAAGTGAAGGATAGAGAGTCTTTATATTGTGTATAATTATTAGTTATTGGGTTCCCCTGCGCCGTGAGGCGCGGGGGAATTTTTATATTGGGGTAAACCTTGCGGGAGGTTGTGCCGGATAAGTGAATCATTCATTAACCTAACAACGGGCTGTAAGGAAGCCCGGGCGGGTGAGAATCCCGTGGTTGTCGGTTTGGATGGTTCGCATATAGGGAGGCCGCTATCCGAAGGGCGGCTTTTTGAACAAAAATAAAACGATATACGATGGATTGGTTGTTAGGATTGGCCGGAATTATATTCGGCGGTGGCGTGAGTTGGCTGGTGTTCTTCCGTCAGAGCAAGAACAAGGCCGACGGAGAG